CGGGTCGCAACGAACATCAGGTTCGGCGGAACAATCAGCTTACGCGGCTTGGCGGCAATCAGCAGACCACGTTCGTCAGTCCAAGCGGCGATCTGAATAACGGCGGCTTCCAAGGAAGTCTCGTTCAGGTCAGCCATAGTTGACTGCGTGTTGCTGTTAGTGCCACCAGACACCAGCGGGTGGGCGGTCGAGAACAGAACAACGCCGTCGCCACCGGTATAGCCAGCGGTGAAACCGTTGTTCAGGGTCGCAGCTGCTTTGACCTGCTTGGTGTAAGCCATCGCACGAGCCAGACCCTTGGTATAACGAGCCGACAGGCTGTCATACAGGTTATCTTCAATCGCCTCTTCGGTGATCGAGAAACCAAGGGCAATGGTTTCGTGCTGGTAACGAGCGGTCCATGCTTCTTGCGCATTGTCGTACGCAATTGCATTACCTTCGTTCTTGACCGGCGCAGCAGAGAAACCGGACAGCTTGGTTTCTTCTTCAAACGAACGCTCGGAAGTCTCTGTTTCGTAGATTTCCTTGTGCTCTTCGCCGTAACGTGCATACTCCAGACCGAACAAGGCGTTCAGGCCGGGGAGCAGCTCTTTCAGTAGTTGTGCGCGTGAAATAGCCATGTGTTAGCCCCTTATACGCCAGTCCAGCTACGATACAAATGTACGTTTTGGTTCCAAGTAACCAGAACCTCAACGAACGACCCAGCAGCCGGTGCAGTGTCAGGCACAACGTCGATAATCTTGATAGGAAGAGTCGAAGTGGTTTGCGCCGAATTAAGCACAGCTTGCTGCGAATCACCAGTGATGGTGCTGCCGGTATTGGCAACCCATGCGATGTTTCCACCAACCAAGTTTGCACGAGTAGCTTGTGCAACAACGGTCGTGCCGGAAACAACGGCGACGCGCATTACTACATCAGGATCATCGCAAATGTAAGCCGTAGTACCGTTGGCAGTATCAGCCGTTTGGCTGATGGTCTGCGGGTAGTACTGCGAGTACGTACGCTGGCCCAGAGTGTTGATATACGAGCAACCCATGAAAACGCCAAGGAAGTCGTTGCCCGAGGTGGTGCTGGTCGCATTGTTGACGCAGCCGTTTGCGCTCATAACCACGAGGTCACCAAAGTAAATGTTGGTGGCGTGGCCAGAGGCAATAGGAATCTGACGGGTTGACCCCGCAAATACCTGACCGCCCAGCAAATTGACCGGACGAAAGCCGTAAGGCTTGTCGATAGTCGGATATGCCATGTGAAACTCCTAAAGGATTATGTGGTTCCGCGCCCAAACGACACAGCAGATTTCCGTTCTTTAAAGATTGGCATCCGCGAATCGCTTTGACGCATCAGTGTGTTGTCCACTGCCTCGGCTTGTGCTTGGGTCTGGTTTGCAAAATACGCATTCCGTTCCTCAACCATTTCTGCCGGTGCTTTGCACAACACCAATCCCCCAACCTCAACATTGTCTTTAAATCGACCGGTTGTATGGGGGTCATTAAATACTTGCATTTCCGGATGGTCTTCAGCCTTTACAGGCGTCCAGCCTTCCCGAAATTTGGACGAGACATTCATAGGGTCAGCTTGACCCAATACGCTTATCCTTATCCACCTGAAAACCCAGCCCTTCTGCGGTGCAGGAGAGGGCAAAAGCTCTGGCGGTGTCCAGTGTTTTTTACGTACCGTAGTTTCCCTACTTTCAAGTTCACGAGCGAGTCGGTTTTCAGCCATTTGTATTCTCCAGTTTCATCATTTCCTTGGCATACACCTCTGGTGTAAGACCAAGACGCTTGGCAATTGCCAATTCAGACGCCTTCAACCTGATCCGTTTAGGTCCGGTCGTCCGTGTAACTGAAGCCACGACTGATGAGGGCTTCGCTCGGGCTTGCGGAGGTTCGTTCTCCTGAGTCTTCGTTTCCTGAACATCCTCAAACTGCTCAGGAAAACGCTTACGTAGTTCCGAGTTAAGAATAGCATAATACTCGTCACTACCAATGTCAACACTTGACGGATCACGTTGTTTTTCCTGCTGCAACTGCTCATGAAGCCCAAAAGCGTAGGCCGTCATAGGGCGGTTGACGCCAAACCACGTATTTTTGTCGCGCCAACTTTGAGCTTTTGGATCAGCCCGGGGTTGTTCCTGTTGCGGGGCGTACTGCTGTTCCTGTTGCGGTGCAACATACTCCTGTTCCGGTTGGGAAGGACGGATTGACATGACATCCCGAAGTTTCAGTTTGGCATCAGTCAATGCCTCCTGAGCGTCCGTAATCAAATCTGCATCACCGGCTTCATACGCCCGTTTCAGACGATCCTTGGCGGTAGCAATGTCATTGTTAACCGATTTGGATACTTCATCCACAAACATTCTTTCACCAGCGCCCAACTTACTCCGTAATTCCTTGATCTCACGATCTTTGGCTACGGCATAACGGAGTGCTTCCTCACGTTCCCGTGAAGCTTGTTCCTTGGCACGACGCTCGTCATGCCAACCCTTTTTCATCTGAGCAAGACGGTATTTGGCCTTTTCAGAGTACTCCTCAAGATCGTCACCTTCCGCTTCTTCTACCTGTTTGGGAGGCAGATTAGTGCGATTCTGATCTTCAGGTGGGGTGTCATCAACAACTTCAATTTCTATTTCATCCGATTCCACTTGTGCCGATTGCGGAGTTTCGGGTGTTTCCTTTTCGTCCGGAAACTTATAGGCTTCAGCCATAAATTACTCCTTATACGTGGGAAAGGCCGCGTGGGTCTTCAACTACAGCTTCAACAGTGTCATCGTTGATGATGCGGAACTCGCGGTCATGAATTTTCATGCGGGTTCCAGCGTAGGTACGGGTCAGGACAAAGTCGCCTTTTTTGCACCAAGGTCCAGTCGGGAACCGTTCCTTGTCACTGTAGGCCATCTCACCCAGTTCAACTACAAACAGCACTTGTGTGGTGATTTCTTCACGGCTGACGGTTGTCTCAGCTTTGATCAAACCACCTTCATACTTTGCTTCGATGTGGGGGACCATGCAAAGTATGCGATAGCCTTTCGGCTTCGGTAACTGCTTTGCCTTTTCCTCTGCATCTTGCTGTGTTGCGTTGACATCAATGTCACTCATCGTCGTTTTCCATCCGTTTGGCAAGGTCTGATATGAGATTCTGTGCGTGCTCCAGACCTTGAATCAGTCCGCACAGACGTTGATACTCGTCAAAGGTTTTGCATCCGCCACTACCGATAAAGCGGGTCGTCTCAAGTTTTCGTTCCTCAAGTTGCTTGATCAGTGCTTCAGCGTAATCGTTCATTGTTTGGCAGGTTTCTCAGTTGGTTTGGCTGCATTCGTTGCGGCTTGGTTTGCCTGTTGCTGCATTTGGCTTTGGGATTTACGTATATCCACGCCAATTCGCAGTCCATCGGCTTCGTGTTTTGCGTTGAGTTCCATTTCCTTGAGTCGTAGCATTTCTTCCTTGAGGCGTATCTCGTCTTCTTTGGCAGCGAGGTCGCCTATAACTTTCTTCTCCTTGGTCGCGGCTTCTTGTGCCTTGATCTGGAGTTCTTGCTGTTGCATCTGGATGAGTGGGTCTTGGGCTTGCTGTTGCGCTTGTTGCTGTGCCATCTCTCCAGCATTCTTCTGAAGCAGTTGCTGGGCAGCTTGTGCCACCAACCGCGACAACTGGTTTTCGACTTCCGGTTTCAGGTTGTCTTCCGGCGACGGCAGGGATGCGCCAAGCTGTTGTTCGATCTGGGTGCGGTAGGCAAACGCCACATGCTCCATGATGTGTGCCATACCAGCGGCTTGCAGCGCCTGTGCTTGTGGGTTCTGACCCATGATCTGCGCCAGCTTGGGGTCTTTCATTGCCGCCATGTGGACTGCCAGATGCGCCTCGTGATCTTGAGCAATGAAAGCTTTGACGGGCTTACCGTTCATCACGTTCATGTTTTCGGTCACAGGGTCTACCGGCTTCATGTCCTCTTCAATAGGTACAAGCTTCTCGGCATTCTTCACCCCCAGCGTTTCAATCATCTGGCGGTGCAGGTGCGGCAAGTCGTACAACTGAGGGGCTGACTGAGCAAGCTGGAGGACGGCTTGGTACTGAACAACCCGCTGACTCATGGTTGAGGCGTTGGGGTCAGACACCGGGATGACGTTAACTTGATCGTAGTCCGACTGCTTGGCTTTACGGTCACCAACCTCCGGATCGTAGCTGTACTCGTCCGGGGTGTTGTCGCGGATGATCCCAGCCAGCAGTTTGAATTCCTGCTTCATGGTGTAGTAGATGCGAGCCTGAACCGCGCTCATCACCTTTAACATCCGCTCAAGGACCGCCAGCGTCGTGCCAACCGGGGACTGCGCCGAGGTGTCGCTGATCTTCAGGTCGGCAACCGCAGCAAAGCGACGACCGTCTTCCACAATCTTGTCCATCAGCATGACCAAGGTCTGACTTGGCTCCTTGTACGGCAGCGTCATGATGTTGTCGCGCATCGTACCGGAGGGCAAATCTACGTCACGGAACTCACCGGGGGAGATGGGGGTGTCGTCGCCCTTGATCCGCAAGCCACGGGTTTTCAAACCACCGGGCAGGTTGTTCAGGGTTCCCGCATCCACCAACTGGCGCATCAGGGAAGTTGCTGCCTTGGCGTGGCCACCGATCAAGTGGATCAGGCCGAATGAGTAGAACCCAAAGCCGGGGATGTATCCATAGTGTACAAAGTGCTGACGCTTGGCCTTGAGCTTGTCGTCCTCCAGCCAATTGCGCCGTACAGCCAATACCTCCATCGTGCCCTTCTCTATGGTGACGATGTATGGCAGGGCAATACCGGTCTCTTCTCCGTCTTTGTTCTTGTCCTCGTACCCTTCCAGATCAATCTCGACGTGCATCTCCAGCAGCTGGAACCGGTCGTCCATCGTAGCGGACAGGCCAGTCTCTTTGTTTTTCTGCTTCTCAATTTCGTCAATGGTACGTACAGGGTCACCAAGGTCCACGTCACGGTAGAACCCGGCTTCTTGCAACTTGAGCACTTCGTTCTTGGTCTTGCGCATCTGATGCGTGACGCGCTCGGCTGACTCAAGGTTAGCTGCGCCGTAGGGCACAACAAGGTCTTCAGCCGGAATAAACATCGCCGTTTGACGGTCAAGGCTGGGGTCGAAATAGATTTTCTTGAAGGCGTTACCGGACAGACACAAGCTAATCAGCATGCGCTCATGCTCTGGGCGGTACTCCTGCATCACCTCAGTCAGCTGGTAGTTCATGTCGTCCGCCACCCGGGTTGCCGCTTCCTTCTTCTCCGGGGTCTCGCGTCCGATGATCTTGGTCTTGACCGGACCCATTGCAGGGAAGGTCTCCATGATGGCTTCAGACTGGAACTTAACTGCACTCTCCATCAGGATGGGGTGGAACACACCACACGCACCCGACCACGGCTCCGTCCGCTCTTCGTAGTCTAGACCCAGCAGCTTCAGACCCTTGACATAGGTGTTGAGCCAGTCTTTCCGGGCGTTGACATCCGAATCGTAGTCACCCAGCAAATCAGAAGCCAAGGTTGCCAACAACCGCTCGTCCATTTCGTCGGCAAGGTTGGCATCAAAGTCTTCACTTGTCTCTTTGCCCGGTTCGATCTCAATCTCCATGCCGTCGATACCGATGCGTACAGACTCCGGGTCTTCGATCTCAATCTCAATGTCCGGTTCTTGCTCGGCCAGATCAGCGATCCCAACCGGAGCTTGGTACAGTGCTTTTTCAATTGCCATCAGTAGTACCCCGCATGTCGTCTACTCTTGAATTCTTTTATCGGTTCTGGCTCGTCGTTCTGCAAAGTTAAAAACCCACCCCTGCGGAACCGCATCAGAGCCAGCGTAGTTGCGTCAACCAAGTCGTCATGCTCCCCGGATGGAAAGGATGCAACCTCGTCCATTACCTCCTCTGCCCACCGCGTCTGCGGTGCCCACACGATACCTGACGCAAACATGTCGGACACGGCGTTGAGGCGGCTGATCTTATCATTGCCCTTGCTGGGGGTAAATTCCTGTACCGGTATACCCATCGCCCTGAGTTCATAGATTAGCGGCGCACCCGAAGCCTTCTTTTCCACAATCAGACTGACTGGCACGTCGTTTGAGTCCCACTCGCGGTAGTGCTCCAGTGCTGTGCGTTTGAGTTCCGGGAACTCCATCCGATCCTTGAGGGCGTTGAGCAGGATGATGTTTGCCCCCGCTGTGGTGGTGTTGTTGGGTTCCTTCTCCGGATACCACACCCCCCACGTCGTACAGGCGGAGTAGTCCGCCCGGTTGTGTTTCTCAAACGCCGTGTCCCAGCTCTGGATGATGAACTCGCAGTTGGGTGGGTTCTCATGCTCCCAAATCCGCCACCATTCCCGCTTGACAATTGCCCCTTCCTCGGAGGTTGGGTTCTGCTGGTACTGGGCATTCCACTGGTAGTTGGGCATTGACGCCTTGGTACGCAGCAGTGCCTCCAGTGGCCATTGTTCTGGCCAGAGCGACTTCTGGACGATCCTTATCCCACCATCGTCGTCCACTATCTCCTTCTCCAAGATGGCTGGGAACTCCACCACCTCGTACTGATCCGACCCCTCGTTCATCAACATGTCCTTGACCAGCTTCCCGGTCAGGTCATTCAGCGCCCAGCGGGTCTGCACAATCGCCACCCGTCCTCCGGGCATCAGACGCGTCCTTGCACCGGTGGTAAACCACTCGTACGCCTTGTCAAACACATCCAAGTTGCCGTTAATAATGTCCTGTTCGTTGTGTGGGTCGTCCACCAGCAGCAAATCCGCACCTCGACCGGCAATTGCACCCCCTACACCCACGGCAAAGTACTCACCACCGTGATTTGTGTGCCACCGACCGGCAGATTTGCTGTCTTGGGACAGGGAAACCCCATCATCTCCCCCAAAAACCATCTGATACCGCTCAGAAACAATCAAATTTCGCACTTTTCGACCGAAATCCACCGCCAAGTCAGCGGTATGGGACACCATCATGACCTTTTCTTTGGGAAATTTGCCCAAAAACCATGCCGGGAAGTAGTACGAGACCAGATGTGACTTACCAAAGCGGGGTGCGATGTTGACCGCGATGCGGTCCCGGCGTTTGAACGCCAAGTCCTCAAGTAAAAGAGCTAACTTTCGGTGGTGT